GTTAGAAACAGCCGCTTTAGTTGGTTCAAAACCAACTGCAGTATATGCTGTTTCAGGACGACCAAAATAGAAGTTTACGTTGCTCTGCTGAGAAGTAACGTTGCTTGAAAGAGTAATATGTGTAGCGTTCTTTGAAGCAATTGAAACTGTGCTCAAAGTAGCGCTGTTTACAGTTGAGTTACCAAATCTGATTGATACGTTTGAACACTGTGTTAGGTACATACCAACTGATAGTGCAGCAGTGTTGCCGACGCTAACAATGTTATTTGCGCCAGAAGTATTGCCTGATACGAAAGGAGTAGCGCCGGAAGTATTGGCAGCACGTGAAACGTATAGGCGATTGGCGTAAGATAGGAAATTCGCAGCGGTGAAGAAAGTCTCCGCATTGAAATTGGTTGGTTTACCGAAACGCTTTACTAGAGTATTTTCTGAGTCTACTAGGACTCTCTGACCGACTGGTCCCCAACGGAACACACCACCAATTGCACCATCACTGGTAGCAACGGCAGGAACAACCGTTGTGAGATCAACCTCAGATACATTAACACCTGGACTTAGTTGAAATGCCATCTTTTTTCTCCCTTCGTACGAAGATCATTCGTTATGAATTTTCTTTGTGGTATTTATAAAATGAGAGATTTTAGAAGTCTGGTGGCTGGCGCCACATCCAATCATCACCACCACCATAATAAGGTTCTGGTTCAGCTGCTTCGTCGATCCCGGTGTCGACAAATCCAAACGGAGCTAGATCCTGCTCCATATCCTCTTCGGTTTTTTCACGTAGAGAAGCGAGAGTATTGATATTTGTTATGTCTTTAAAATATTGCTGCTCGGTCATCCAGGCAAAAAGGACCAAACACATGACCAAGTCGTCATGTTTTCCCGGTTCGGCTTCATAAGAAGTTCCTTTTTTCGAAAAGGTTGAAAGCTCGTTGATCGTATGGAAGTCGTTTATGAGAAACTGATTGCCCTCAATAAGCAGTTTCAGAATAGAACAACCGATCGATTTAACAATCTTTGTAGTTCTAATACCTTTGTCTACTTCGTTAGACTTTCCACCAAATCCCTGAGTGATACGCTTACCGGAACGACCAGCGTTCTCAGTGAATAGGACATTCTCGTATCCAAAATCATAATGAAGGGAATGAGAAACCTGCTCACCGATATCGTTAATTTCGACCATAACATAGGCATCATTATATGCTTTGGCGACTCGGTGAATAACTTCAGCATAGTCAACAGGAGTTACAGCGTTGTTTCTATAAACACAGACCTGTTCATAAGGCATCTTAGTAACATCTAGAAGTTGGAAGGCTGAATAATCTAATCCTTTACCCCTAGAAACGTCACAAAGCGTTACATAGATATGGTTCTTCTCAACTGCTTTATATTGGATCAGCCCTTCTTTTTGAACTAGAGGAGCCGTATGAACTAATTCCTTTAATTTCCAACCAGCAATAAGCGTTCCGGATGAGCCTAGGAACTCGCACTCCATTTCCTGATTGAACTTCTCAATGTCGAAATTCATGCCAGCTAGAGTGTCGGCTTTCCACTTTTCGTCTCTACCAGGAACGTCTTTCCAATTCACAAGGATAGGGTTATAACCGTTCCTACCTTCTTGAGCGTTAACCCACGTAGCATAGAAGTGATTTAGACCATTAGGTGTAGAAACTAGAATAATTTTAGATTCAGATCCGGATGAAATTGTAGGATAAACTGAGGTAAAGAATTCGTCCCAATTATCAATGAACGCTGCTTCGTCAATGAATAGAAGATTGATAGAGTATCCACGGATGGCGCTAGCAGAAGTAGCAGCTGCTATAACACGGGAGTTATTTTCTAAAACAAATGAACCCTTGTTCCATTCAACCACGCCCTGCTGAAGCCATTTGGGTAGATGCTGGTAAGCCAGCTGAACACGAGAAAGGATTTCTCGTGCAGTATCTCCCTTATTTGCTAGAAGAGCAACAGTCTTTTCCGGATGAAATATGATATACCAGAGAATGAACGCACAAGTAGTTGTTGATTTACCTGCCTGACGAGCAGTTGTAATAATAGAAAAACGATTATCAGCGAAAGACTGAACCATCTTCTTCTGATAATCATAAAGTTTGAAGCTTACCAGACCTTCGTTAACACTGATAATCTTCATGTATGTTTCAGTGAAATATACTGGATCCTGTGAACATTTTACATATTCAGCAACTAGATCAGGAGTCCATTCAATATTCTGATTGGCTTTTTTAAGGAGTACGTTACCCTTATAACCAGCAACTAATTCATTCATTATTATTCTTTATTTCTTTTAAGACTTTTTGAAGTTCTGCTGTTGAACCGACAAACAGATTATTATTGATTGTTTTAGCTTCGCCATTGACTGGTGAATCAGAAGCGTCGATTTCACGGATTTTTTTCTGAAGTTCTAGAAGCTCCTTATTAGTGCTAACCATGGTGTCCATGAGTTTAGCTAGAACTTCAAACGCTCTTGGGTGCTGGGACTGTTCAGCTATCTGAAGGAGCTTTTCCATAGCTCCTTGGCCAGTCTGTATTACCTCATACAAATTAGCTCTTGCAGCCTCAAAGTCATTCTTAGCGGAATCATCATGGGCTTTAGCTATTAACTTATCGATCTGCAGTTCATGTCGTAAAGGTAGATGTGGTTCTTCGTCACTCATTGCTCTCTATTTCATCAGTATTGTATGTCATGGTAATGAAACCATAGTCATCATCAGCTTCAATTTGTGTATAAGGAATCGTTCCCAAACTATTGTTTGGTCCACCAGTATAATTTATCGGTTCGCCGTTGGCGGTTAACCCTGGTTGTATCGTGACCTTTTCTGCGATTTTAGTTTTACCAACGCCATCTGCGATCTTATCTGTCTCAGGTATGTAAAAGTTAGTATCGACAAACTTGATAATAGCAGTATTTTTGACAGGTCCATATAAGTATCCTTTCAACAGAAAATCCAAAGACCATATAATTGTTCTACGGTCTTTGTAAGCCCCATCGTATTTATCTTCAAGCTGAATGTTTTTTAGAATAATCGGAATATCCATTGCAATTTCCATCTCAGGAATTAGGTTGCAAGTAGTAGTCCAATCTGGTGTGAAATATGGGAGTATTTGTTCGATGATCTTAGTTCCATCCTCAACATTTTTGGCATAGACATACACCTTGAACTCAATGTTATATGGAACTGGGTTATATTGATACTTAAACTTACTTGGAGAATTGTCAGCTGCTGACATTTTGACAGTGCTTCTGCCAATTGTGTTTAGCTTTCTATCAGGATCATACTTCATCTGTCCCATCTCAAATGATATCATAGGCAGAGGAGGCGCTCCAGTTCCTCTGTCTAATGCAGGATCCTGCATAACTCTAGCTAGCATTTTATCTTTTGGTGAGTAAGTGATTGGCACCTTCATTACAGCAGTAGTGAGATGAGTGTCTTTGTCAGTTCTTGTAATACGAACATTGTTTAATAATGTTCCCATCAAAATAACATATTTTCTTATTAAACTGAAATAAAACGGTTTACCAAACATTAAATTTTACCTTCAGAGAAAGGATCTACAGTAGTGAAATCTACAAACATATCGGATTCTGATTGTATTTCTTCGTTTTCAGCAATGTCAAGAGTGTCTTCCATTGTGTGTCCTTCTTGGACCAAATAATCATCGTCTTCATTTAGAAGAGCAAGACCGTCTTCTGCTCGAATAGACCAATCCAATATATTAGTGCTGTAACTAACTTGAATAGCATCGATCTCTGGTATACCAGTTTTGAAATTCTCGTTCGAATATTCAAACACCTCACAGGTTAATTCCCAAGTCTGAAGTGCACCAAGCTGATAAAACATCTCGTATTTGTTTACATATCTAATAACAAACGCTCTGTTGTTCAGAGGGAACCAGATTATATCGCCTTCGTTTGGTCTTACTAAGTTTTTGATATTACCGATTTCTTCTGAAAACACTCTTCTGGAAACAGAGAATACAACCTGATTTCTTATCTCAACGCCAAATTTAGATAGAAACTCTCCATCTCCAGTAAAACCATCAATTGAACGAATATACATTTCAATAGGGAATGCTGCATCATATGATGAGCTATCATCGGCCCCATATACAGCATCGTAATTATTGATTGTTCTTGGAACATAATATACGTCGTGACCATATATTTTGATAGCCTCTATGATAAGGTTTTCAAGTAACAGCTGCTCTTGTGAAGCTTGGAAATTGTTGAAAAAGAAATTTGTGGCCATAAATTAGCCTATCATGTCTGTCGCAGGAAGTGAGTATGAATAGATCATTTCCTTTTCAAGCTGTTCTCTTTCAGCAGTAGCTTCGTCATATATTCTTTGACCATTAAATTCAATACCACCTGGTAACTTCATACCAGTGAACTTCTTTAAATTTTGACCCCATTGCTGTTTGATTAAACAAGCAGCATAACGTTGTAGCCAGCGATCGCTCCAGGCATCACTGTAAACCGCTGGATCAACAACCATATAAGCTTCTACAATAATATAATCGCCTGGATTTAGAAGGTCCCAATCCATATCAATATAAAGCTTATTGATGTGTCTGTTATATCTTAAAGGCTGACGACCGATCAACATCTGCTCTAGAAACTGCACATGAGTCAATGCCATGTAATAAGGCACCATTGACACAGATGTAAGAGTATAAAGATCATTCAAGGCGATCTGATAGCGTATATTAAAAATATTATTCAAACCAATCGCAGAACCAATGTCAAAGATATTAACAACACCAATGATATTTTCTGGCATTGTAATATATTTGTTTTCTTTATCTTCGGTAGTGATTTGGTATTTGTAATAAGTCTTTTCGGAACCATCAAAATGATAGTCCCAATAATATTTTAAGGCTTCGTCAATACGATCTGAAACCTGATCATCATCGACGTTGATCTCGATGACAGGTTTACCTAGTTTACGTAGACAAAACTCGGTAAATTGTGTTCTGGTTGTTGGGACTGTCATTTATTTCTCTCTTTTTTAAATTAGATCTTTGACTTAAGAGTCTCAACTTCAGATTTCAATTCTTTAATAGCTTCAATAAGAAGAGGAATAATTTTTTCATATTGAACGGTCAGATAATGCTCTCCAGATTTTGAAAATTCCATACCATCTTCGAGCCCAATATCAAATGGAGCATGTTTGACAGCCATAGGTAGAACTTCTTGTATTTCCTGAGCAAGAACACCAACCTGAGTCGTCTTATCTGTATATCCGAACGAAGCAGCAATATCGTTGCTGTTATAAGTTACTCCAGAAATCTTTGAAATCTTTTCAAGAGGATTTGCAATCAACTGGATATTTTCTTTAAGTCTTTTGTCTGAATAGTATGCTGTGATGTTATTGGTTGCACGGATTTCACCAGAGGTGCCTGATGCCGTAGTACCTACTCCAAGAGATAGCATTTTAAAGTTGCCCATTGCAGCGCCATATGACCATCCACCGCCAGTGAACTGGTTGTCGGTGTCTAGAC